GCGCGTTTCAATTTGAGTTGTCGTCATCTATCGGGCTAAAGGTTATGTATGGTCGCGTTCGCAATATACAAACATCCATTGACCCAGATTTTGCCTATGGCTACATTCAGACCAGCGTTGAGTTCTTTTTCCCAGACCCTCGCTACTACGATTATCCTTACACGACTTCATCTGGCACATCTGTTGCTATGACAAATAGCGGGTGGGCTATTTCTTGCCCTGTTATCACCGTTGCCAGCAACCCCGGCGGTTTCACTATCACCGACTCAAACAGTAACTCAATGAGTTTTAGCGCAACTAGCGGAACAACTGTTGTGATTGATTTGCTTCAACGCACCATTACTCAAAATGGCAACCCTAATCGCGGGATAATGACAACCTCAACTGGCTGGCTACAACTTGCGCCTGTTAGCAGCAATACCTTTACGATCAGCGCTGGCAGTATGTCAATCAGTTACACTAACGCTTATGTCTGATTTTCGTTATTTCACAACCGCGCTTTATCAAAGTGGGACTACGCCCAATTCCATCCTTGCCGAGTTGCCTTTAACTGCCGTCAGCTTCGACACTCAACTCAACAGCATTGGTTCCTTTACTGGCGAGCTTCTTTTGTCAGGTTTGGATGCTGCAAAACTTAATGTCTTTAGCGGAACCAACCCCGGACAGACTTGCCTTTATGTGGACTATGGCGGAAAAATTATTTGGGGTGGCGTTATCTGGTTGCGCGAGTATGACTCAACGACTCAGATTCTCAAGATTACGGGTCAAGAAATGCTCTCGTATTTCAAGCGCCGTAAGATCACGCCTCTCAACACTACTTATTACGGCACATCTCCAACGCCTACCTCAATCAACTACACAGGCGACATTTGCTCAATCGCCAACGACCTCATTGTCAATTACGCTCAAAGCGTGACTTTTCCAAACCAAGGTGGCACGGTCAAAGGCAATATCGGCTTGCAGTCTAGCTCAACAACTTCTGGTTACTCTGTAACTCGTACCTACTTTGACTATGAACTCAAAGAGGTTTATCAAGCAGTTAAAGACTTATCAGATGGTTTAGATTCATCGTCAGGCAATCCGTATTTCGACTTTGTGATTACTTACACATACGATTCATCGGGTCGCCCAGTCAAGCACTTCACAATGTATATTCCGAGCAGCGCAACGACTACTGCGGTCTTTCAATTTCCCGGCAATCTTGTTGAGTATATTTACAATCAAGATGCTACTAGCGCGGCTAACGCTCTTTGGGGACTTGGCTATGGCAAGAACGCCAACAAAATCATTGCTTTGGCATTAGACAACCAATACTCATACGACCCTGCTGGCAGCATTAACTCAACAAGCGGTAACGCTGCTATTTTGGAAGATATCGCTAGCTTCATTGATATTGAGGATTCAAGCCTTCTCGGTGCTACTAACGCTGGACAACTTAACGCTCGCACGGGTATCACTCACCCACTTACAGGTAACCCAGTTATTTCAGCTCCTGAAGTTGTGCAAGTTGTTCTTCCGCCATACAACGACCCATATTTGGGAACTTACAAAGTCGGAGATTTTGCTCGTTTGGTTATTATTGATGATCTGTTTCCCGCAGGTTACGATTATTCAGAATGGCGCATTGGGTCTATCAGCGTAGAACCCGGCGAGGATGGAGCAAGCAGAGTGACAGTTTCATTATCTCGCGCCGTCTATAATCAAGGCACTTCTTGGATTGTAACTCTCTAATGGCATATACAAACATTCCCGCTAATCTCTACGATTACTTCAGCACGATCAACCAACGCATCCGCAAACTAGAGTCTGCGCCCGATCAAGCGATGACTACTGCTCAAAGCGCATCTACTCAGGCGACCACCGCAGAGGCTCAAGCAACTACCGCACTTGCCAATGCCGCAACTGCTTATGCAGCTGCTATCGGTTCGCTTCAACCAAGCGCATCAACAATCGTCAATTCAAGCAACCAGATGACGGCAATTTCTACAAACGGAATTACTGTTTACTCAGGTTCATCCGCTTCAAGTGGTGCGCGTGTAGTAATGAACTCGGCTGGCATCGCTGGCTACGATTCTGGCGGTTCTGCCACATTTGCCATTGTTGCCTCAACGGGAGCAGCTTCTTTCAAGGGAAGCATCACAGGCTCTTCCATTACTGGCTCAACCTTGAACATTGGTGGAAACTTCTATGTTGATGGCTCAACAGGTTTATTGACCTGTACGGGCGCAACAATTACAGGAACAATCACCGCAACATCAGGTTCATTTACTGGAAGCATTTACTCATCAAACGGAACCATTGGCGGTTTCTCTCTTACTTCCTATGCTTTAACTGGTGGCGGTCTAAGCATCAACTCTTCAAGCGGGCAGATTTCAAGCAGCGCATCTATTGTCACTTCAAGCACTATTACCGCCGGAAGCACAATGACGGCTCAGGCTTATTTCTACAACTCTGGTTACGCAACCACAACATCCTCGGCTAACGCTTACATAAACTCATCTAGCGGTTTGCTTGCTCGATCATCCTCATCTTTGCGTTACAAGCTAGATGTTGAGCTTCAGGCAATTCCTTTGCAATCTATCCTTGCTTTATCTCCTAAATCTTTTATTGACAAAGGTGCGGCAGATGCTCAGGGCGGTTCTACTGATGGCTTGCCTCGCATCCTTGGACTTATTGCCGAAGAGATCGCGGAGATACCTGTTCTTGCTGATTTGCTTATGAACAAAAATGAAGAAGGTCAGCCAGATTCGGTAAACTATGACCGCGTAGCAGTTGCTCTCATTCCGCTATTGCAATCCCACGAAGCACGACTAGCAAAGTTAGAAGGCGCAAATGGAACTGGAACATCATCTACAAATTGAGGACATTCTCAAACACCTTAAAGATCAGGTAGCAGAACAAGCGCAGACAATCGCCGTTCTTAAAGCCACGATTGATTCTTTGACTCGACCTAAACCTATTGAACCAACAACTACGGCGACAACGCCAAATGTTGAAGGGCCAAAAGGAATCTAACCCCACAACCTGAAACGGCGCAAAAATGCTAAAATCTACTAGCGATGTACTTACCAACCAAGCAAACTTCTCTGGCGCAATTTATTACTACACCACAGTTGCGGCAATGATTTTGGGCGGTATTGGATGGTTGATTAGGCACTTTCACCAGATGGATTCTCGTATGCGCCGAGTTGAATACGCTCTCTACAACGATGGCAAGACTGGGCTGATTAACAAGGTTGATTCGCTCATTGAAAACCAGCAATGTATCAAGGTTGATGTTGAAGTTATGAAAGCCAAAATTGGCGAATGAACAAATGGCGCACACTCGCGGGCGCTTGGTTTGAAACCTTTATTACTTTTGAGCTTGTCTTACACGCCAAGGATTTAATTAAGCCGGGCTTGCTTATACAGGCTGCATTAGCCGCGTTTCTGCCAATCGCAATTCGCTGGATTGACCCTAAAGACAAATTCCCAGATGGAGAGTAAATGTTCAAAAGAAAATACATTCACCCAGACACTCAGGATGTTTTAACTTTTGGCGAGCAAGTATCTTGGAAAATTCAGGGCATTATCCGCAACTGGTGGTTTGTAGGCTTTTGGTCTATCGGCAGTTTTGTATGGTGGCTTAAGCCTACTTGGTTCCGCGACAACCACTCATATATTCATTGGCAACTATTGGCTTCCTATCTAGCCGTTCTTGTTGAGTTGATGATTGGTATTGCAATGATCGGACAGACCAAGCGCGATGCCATGATTATTCGACACATCCTGAAACTTGAGAAACAAGAGATTGAACACTTACAGGATTTACTAGAGGAAAAAAATGACTGATGGTCACGATCAAAAGATTACTAACTCGTATGTGGTGCATTACCCTGCTCACGAACCACGCGAAACTGACCCGCACTATAAAGACTTTAATGCCTACCGCGAGCGAACCAAAGACACCGCCAAGTGCGCTATCGGAGAACATCGTTCAGATTTCTCTGAGTGCGATGGCGGATTAGAGCTTCATCATTCTCACATTGAGTTCTCACTCCAAAACGGCGTAAACTTGAAGTGGCTGGAAGTGGACTATCCGGGCGTGTCTGACCCTGAGTCAGTTGGGGCTTGGGTTGAGTCAGGTGCTAACTTGATTTGGTACTGCGAACGCCATCATAGAGGCGTTGGGGGCGTACACCACGCTGCCGCTTCCGACTGGGAAGCAGAGAAATTTGTTAAGAACTTGATTTCAAAGCGCGACCCAGATTCTTCACCAGATCAGGATGCCATTTCTTCAAATGCTCAGCCTGAGTAGCGCACAAAACTAAATTCTCAGGTCGGTTGTCAGTTCGATCACCGTTAAGATGATGAACGCGCTCAACTGAGGTTAAAGGGCGATTTATCATGTTTTCCATGACAACCCGATGTTCCATTTTTGCCTTACCATCAACCAAAATACGAATATAACCTTTTTCGCTTAATCTGCGAGATTGATTGCCTTTATTCCATTTGGGCAATTCGTTCAAAGCTGCTACTCGGCAAGTATTGGAGCAGTACCGATTTGGTCGAGTGCGCCAATGACCACGCGCTTTGTATTCTGTATTGCAACGCTCACAATGAAACTTAGGTATGGTAGATTTTCTCATACCTAAAGTTTAGCACATAGCCACTTTAGTAAACCAAGGGAAAGGTAGAAAATGGCAACCAAGAAGTTTAATTATCATTTTACAACCAAGGAAAAGGCTCTTGCCGAACACTATGTGTACGGCATCCTTGCTGCTGGTCTTGCTACGCATGAACTTGCACCGCACGACACATTCAAGGTTATCGCTATCAAGGCATTGGTCGGCGGCCTAGTCGCACCAGTTCTTGCTCGCATTAACCCTGCTTCGCTTGTCAATCAAATTGACGAAGCCACAGGCGCTCCTGCAACTCTTACCGCACCAGTTGTTTCTGCCGTAGTAGCAGATGCGACAAAGTTGGTTCAAGCAGAAGCAACCAAGTAAGTTTTACCCCGCACTTGGGGCAAGTGCATTAGACCCTCGGAAACGGGGGTCTTTTTTTATAGAAAGGCAAAAGATGGCTACCGCACTTGATGTTCTCAATGTCGCTAGAAGTCAGATCGGCTTTCACGCTGGCGCGCAAGATGAGAACCCTTATGGCGATTGGTATGGGATTCCTAATGCTCCCTACTGCGCTATGGGTGTGAGTTGGTGTTTTGCTCAGGTCGGTCTATCTAGCCTTGTAGCTGCTCAAACCCCTAAAGGATTTGCCTACAACCCTGCTGCTCTGCCTTGGTTTCAACGCCAAGGCTTAGTAGTCAATAAGTATCAAGGGCAACCCGGCGATCTGGTCTTCTTTGACTGGAACTCGGATGGCGTTGTAGATCATGTCGAGATCGTAGAAGCGGCAAGCCCTGACGGATTGACTACCATTGGGTTCAACACAGGCAACCCAAATGACTCGGTTCACGAAAGCGGATGCTTTAGAGTCCACCGCCCTTACTTCTATGTAGCCGCCATTGTCAGACCACGCTACCAAGTAGCCCTAAAACCCGCGCAAAAGGGCATTACAAGCAAGAAGGCTACTGCTGCGGTTGGCGCAACGGGAACGGCGGTTGCGGGCGTTACAGGGGCAATTCACGGCGGTTTAATGACCACTACGCCAACGGCTACAACACCTGCCCAGACTGTATTCGTGGCTCCCCCATTTCCCACCGATACCACCGCGTTTAACCTAGGTCAAAAGAGCGATGCTGTTATGGCAGTTGAGAAGGCTCTGCTCAAGGCGGGGTTACTTCCGACTACCTATGTCACGGGAACGATGAACACCCAGACTCAAGCTGCTCTCGTCAAGTACGAGGCAAAGCAAGGTATCAAGGTCACGGGCGCACTTCCTCAGATTATTTACGATGAGCTTAAAGGTTCGCTATGAAGCACTTTAGATTTCACATACTTGATGCCAAGCAGCTCGCAATCGCTATGACTGGCGCATTTAGCACATGGGCGGCAACAGGCTTTCAGCACGACCCAGCGCACCTTGCCTATATCGCCATTGGATTTATTACTGGTGGGTTGGTGTCGCACAACGAGCAAGCAAACCCGAATGTTGTACCCGAATCGCATATCCAAACTCCCTACCTTGCCAATATGGAAGGGTCTGGCGTTCCCGAGCCAATTGGTATTCCTAAAGACCCATACAAGCCAGAAGGCACAGATGTTGCTGAAGTCATCAAGATAAATAGTGGATTGATTAAATGATGTGCTAAGTTTGCGTTCTCGGTCCAGATGGCTGAGGCAATCGCACAAAGAGTCAAAAAAACTTAATAATAAAAACCCCGTAGCCCCTAAAAAGGTTGCGGGGTTTTTTTCGTTTTGTTACGCACTTTATTTCGTTTCATAATGTAAGATTTATTTGACAAAGGGGGCAACATGGACTTAGCAACAGACCTTCAACAGTTGAGGGGCAAGATCGGAGTAGGCGGCAGACCTTGTAGTGTGAAAACCTACATGGACACGCTGACTGGTAAAGACTTAAAGGCATTTCAAGATGCGCTGGAAGATCGCACTATTACCAATGTGGCGCTCTTTAGTTATCTCAAGTCGCACAACATATTGGTGACTTCATCACAACTACAAACCCACCGCGCTAAGCAATGCAGGTGCTACCTATGAGCCTCGCTGACGATCTCAAGAAAATTAAAGAAGAGGCTGACCCGCAGGTCACCGATTTACGCAAAGCCTTACTGAACGCGCAGAAGCAGTTAGCCAAGATCAAAGACCGCGACCAACAGTTAGGCGAGTTGGTACTTCAAGCAGCTTATGATGCAACGCTCTCTATGGGCGCAATCCCGCCAGTACCTAAGCCAAATCTAACGAAGGCTAAGGCTAAGGCAGAGGTAGCTCTCGTTCACGCTACTGACTGGCAAGGCTCCAAGATCACCACCACTTACAACTCTGAGGTGATGAAGAAGCGGGTTATGCAGTTTGCCGAGAAATGCGTGAAGATTACTGAGATTCAGCGCCACGATCACCCCGTTAATGATGTGGTGATTATGTTCGGTGGCGACATGATTGAAGGCCTTTTTAATTATCCCGCACAACTTTGGGAAGTAGATGCCACGCTATTTGAGCAATGGGACATCGTGTCGTTCCTTATGGTGGACTTCGTTCGCTACTTTCTCGCTAATTTTGACAAGGTAACAGTTGTCGCCGAGTGGGGAAATCACGGCAGAATTGGTAGCAAGCGAGATCATGTCCCTAAAGCGGATAACTTTGATCGTATGTGCTATCAGTTCGCCAGAAAGATTCTCGCTGGGGAAAAGCGCCTGACATGGGAAGATTGCCCAGAGGATATTCAGCGCGTTGAGATTGGCAATTATCGAGCGCTCTTAATGCACGGAGATGAAGTAGGTAGATCAGGCTTTGCCTCTCCTAGCGCTTGGCAAGCTGCTGGTAACCGTTGGAAAGCAGGAGCCTATAAGTGGCCGTTCACCGATATTTTTCTAGGGCACTATCACCGTTTTGCTCAAGAACCTCTAAGCGCTCAGGATGGCAACATATTCTGGACTGGTTCAACTGAATCGGACAACAGGTACGCCCGCGATTCTATGGCGGTTAGCGGAATCCCATCACAACGCTTACATTTTATTGACCCGATCAAAGGTCGGACTACGGCTCAATATCAGGTCTTTTTAGATTGATGCTATGATAATGCCTTGGCGGTGCGACTAACACCCCAAGGCTGGCACAAACTAATAAGGAGTTCGTACATGGCTAAACCTAGCAGAATTGCTCATTGCGGCACAAGGTCTGGATACAACAGACATTTAAGATTAAAAAATCAACCATGCGATTTGTGCAAAGAAGCTAATCGCGTATGGGTTGCTCAATGGACTGCTAAAAACCCTGAGCGTATTAAAGAAATTAACGAGAAGGCTCGTACAAAATATCGCTCTCGCCCTGAAATTCAGAAACAACGCAAAATTAAAGGGCGAGAATACTCTTATACGGAAAATGGTCGGGAAGCCAGTATTAGGGCTAAGCATCGGCGTAGGGCGCGCAAAATGAGCGCTCATGCTGAAAAATATACTACTCAGCAAATACTTGACCTTTATGGCGCTATTTGCCATCTATGCTCTTTACCTATTGACCTTAGCCTTCCTCGCAAATGCGGTATTGAAGGATGGGAAATGGGTTTGCAACTTGACCATGTAATTCCCTTGGCTAAAGGTGGAGAGGATAGCCCAGCAAATGTGCGCCCGTCACACGGAATATGTAATAAAAGAAAAGGCGGCTTCTAACACCCGTAAGGGTGGAAATTGAAAATTTTTTTTAGATTTTGGCGCGCAAAGACAAAAACCCCAGAATTTCTCTGGGGTAATGTCCGACTGAAGGGGGAGTAGAATTATAGAGTTTCTTCTTCATCTGGCAAATCGGCTTCAAGGGCAAAGCCAGCTCGCCTTAAGGTTTGTAGTGATTCCTCAAATAGCTTGCCCACGCGATTGCAGTAATCGGTCACTTGGTCGGGGTAGTGGTCGCTTGCTTGGATTTCAACCTCTAGTTCCTCGTACCTGACCATTACGCTTATCATGGGTAAAGAATAGCCTAAAAAGAAACTTACAAAATGTCCTTGCTTTTGCCTTACGCCTTGCCTTACAGTTGAGCCAATGCCAACAGGGGCATACCTGAACGAAGGAACGGCTATGGCTTACAACCTAGACAATTATGAGACAGTAGAAACACGCCTTGAGCGCTTTTGGGAGAAGTACCCAACAGGTCGCACTCAAACACAGGTGCTAGAAAAGACCGAATCATCTATCTTGATGATCGCTTCAATCTATGCAGAACGCAATGACTTAAACCCAATCGCTACCGGTATTGCCGAAGAGATCAAATCAAACTCTGGTGTCAATCGTGATGCATGGGTTGAGAACTGTGAAACCTCTGCGCTAGGTCGCGCACTTGCTAATGGTGGCTTTGCTGCTAAGGGCAAGCGCCCATCACGCGAAGAGATGCAGAAGGTTGAACGCCGTCAGGCAGAGCCAGAAGTTTCACCTGAACTGCTTGCGCTCGCTAAGGAAGCGTACGATCAAATCCCAACCATTGAAACAATCGAGGAACTTAAAGATTTCTACACAGGTGCTAAAGATGCTGGACTTCTTGCAGTAGTCATCAACGGCAAGACTCTCAACGCAGTTATCACCGCCCGCAAAACAGTATTGGAGAAGAAGTAATGACTATCTACGACTCAGTTGATACCGCCAAGCACCCAGTTTCTTATTATGTAATCCGTGACTTTGTGCGCGTGATCTTTTGGGGAACAATTTTCTTTGCACCGCTTTATGTCTTGTATGTGTTGGTGGCGTAATGGCTACACCAGCAGAAGTTGAAGCACGACTCATCTCACTCAGCAAGGAATATGACGAAGCCTATAAAGATTTGGCTACGGCTGATGAGCAATACCTTGTCAGAAAATCTCACTTGGAGATTGCAATGGCAAAATCTCGTATGAAGTACGCCGGACTTTCCTCGCCTACTGGCAAAAACTATACAGTCGGTGAACGCGAGGATAACGCGCTACTTGATAACGCAACCGAACATACTGAACTTGCCTACGCTGAAGCCTCGGTCAAGGCATCAAAGGAGAACGCCAAGCGCATACAGTTGCAGGTGGATATTGCTCGCTCAGTTGCAGCTCTTATTCGCTCGGAGATGCACCAATGACCCACGACTTCCAAGCCGATGAGTGGTATGGCAACTGCGGTGCTTGCAAGGTTGATCTATTTGCGCCAACCAAGACCATGTATGCCCTGCAATATCGCCGTCACACCAAATCCAAGAACTGCTTAGGCGGCTACTAATGGATATCGTCAAAACTTTACAAGTCGCGCTGAAAGAAGCCGACTCACAACGAGATCGCTCGGTGCAGGTTGAGCTAGGTGCTAGTTCGGTTGGGGGTTGTCGCGCTCAGGCTTGGCACATTCTCAACCAGTCGCCTAAGTGCAACACCAACACCGAATCTCTAGCCGCAATTATGGGTACGGCAATCCACAACTCGATCTACGAAGCGCTCAAGTCCTACGATGTCTTTGGCGAGGATTTCTTGCTTGAAGAAGCGTTTGAGGATGAATACTTCAAAGGTCATGTGGATTTCTACTCACGCAATGCTGAAACTGTTTACGACTGGAAAACTGTCACGCTGGCAAAACTTGCCAAAGGCGGTCTGCCTACCAAACAACAGAAAATGCAGGTCAATATCTACGCGAGCCTTATCGCTCAGAAGTATCCTGTCAAGCGAGTGGGTCTTGTATTTATTCCGCGTGATGGCAAGATGAGCGACATTGTTGCGTGGGAAGATGACTACAACCCGAAGCTTGTTGATGAGGCTAGGGCATGGGTAGCAGATGTAAAGGCGATGACTTCCCCACCAGCGCCAGAACGATCAGCCGCTTTCTTTTGTCGAGAATACTGTTCATATTGGGGGAAAACTTGCGCCGGAAAATAACTTGGGAAGAGATCGAGTGGAAGAAGGCTAACTGCCGAGGAATTGCCACAGATTTATTCTTTGAAGAGGATGAAAACTTAGAAGCTATCAAAGTTGATCGGCAGATGATTCGCAAGGTGTGTTTTGCTTGTCCGATTCGCCAAGAGTGTCTGATGTGGGCTTTTGCCGACAAAGATAGGTGGGCGTTTATGGGTGGCACAACTGCTAAAGAACGGCGAATGATTGAAAACGGAAACATTGACAATCCGCGAGTCGGCGGGTTGCGAGATGCTTTTGAGAACGCTGGCATACCCTTTGCTGATGTTATCGAAGCCTCAAAAGTGGAAAGGGTTAGAAGTGACTACACCTACACAGATCGTGGCTAATATCGTGACAAAAGTGCATGAGGAAAAGTGCCGAGATGGTCGAGAGTGCCACCACGAATTAGAACTGCTTCGCATTTGGGAGCAAGATCAAACTTTTATCGAGATGGTAAAGGCTGGCAATAAGGAATATCGCCTAGAGGTCATGGATGCGCTGGAACGAGCAAGGCGCAAACTGGTAAATCCTGAGGAGATAGAGCCTGAGTCGTATGCCGAATGGATTAACTCTATTTTCAATTTGGCAATCAAGTCGGTGGCAACGCTGAAATGACTTGGATTAAATTAGACGACACACTTCCCAACAACCCAAAAATCCTGCCACTAAGCAATAGCGCCTTTCGCCTATACATTGAAGGCTTGTGCTACGCCAACCAGTACCTAACAGATGGCTTTCTGGCTCAAGCGGTAGTCAAGCGCCTTGATGGGGATTCGGCGCACCTAGAGCTGGTTGATGCCGGACTTTGGGACATTGCCGATGGTGGGATGCAGATTCACGACTACTGCGAACACCAGACCAGTCGAGCCGATGTTCAGGCTAAAAAAGATGCTGAACGGGAGCGTGTACGCTCGTACAGAAACCGTACTACGCAAAATGTACGAGTACCAGAAACAGATACAGAAACAGATACAGAAAACAGAATACAGAAGACAGATACATTTGATGAGTTTTGGTCTGTCTATCCAAGAAAGGTCGGAAAGGCAGATGCTCTCAAGGCTTACACCAAAGCGCTTAAGAGTGCCTCGGCAGCTGAAATCCTTGAAGGGGCAACCCGTTACGCCCAAGACCCTAACCGCGAGCCTGAATACACGGCTCACCCGGCGACTTGGCTTAATCGTGGGTCATGGAGTGACGACCCACTACCCCTTAAATCGCCTCAGAATGGCTTTAGAGCCACTTTTAGCGCTCCTACGATACTTCCACCTAAGTTCACGGCTGACGAAGTCCCTAAGGGTGTTCCTATGCCCGAAAGCGTTAGGTCTAGTTTGCGCCGATAAGCGGTTTATGTCACACTTTAACTCGTAAGTCTTACTAATCCTGAGGGGGATAATTGTGAAAACCTTACACATCTGCAAGGCAGAGCAGTTAGAAGTCGGTGATACCTTGGTCATCAATGGTCATCGCTGGCAGGTAATTCAGATCGAAGAGGAGCGCATTGGCAAGGAATTGCGTTTGCGCGACACAATGGGCGCAGGTCGCACCCGTTTTGTGCTTCCTGACGAGATTGTGACGATTGAGCTTTAAGTTCAGCGTGGAAGGCACTCCAATCCAACAAGGCTCAATGAGGCATGTTGGACACGGGCGCATGATTCATAACAAGGCAGTTGAGTTAGCGGCTTGGCGCGCTGATATAGCTAATGCCGCTAAACTCGCTGGTTGTACCCCAATCCTCGACCCGATTGAGATAACTATGCGATTTCGAGTAAAGCGCCCTAAATCCGTCAAGCGCGAGCATCCAACAGTTGCGCCAGACCTTGATAAATACATTCGAGGGGTCAATGACGGGCTAACAGGGGTCGCTTTTGCCGATGATGCTCAGGTCATTAAAATTACCGCCAGCAAGGAATACTCAGACCAGCCGGGCGTAGATATTGAGATCAGCGACAGTTTTGACTGTATTTAGAACATCTGTTCTAATTTTTATTTCTTCAAAATTTTAGCAAAATGGTCTTGATATCTGTAAGGGAAGCGTTACTGTTGTCTTATTGAAGTGAACGGCACTTCAATAGAACGGGAACAAAATGAAGGCTATTAAAAAAGACGGCGAATATCGTTTATACAAAGTCGGCGCTTCTTATGAATTATGGTTTGGCACTTATACCAAGGGTTCATTGATTGGTTATGTATCAGATTCAGAAAATTGGGATTTAGCTTTATTTAATGCAAAAGAAGAAGTTGCTGCTTTGATGAGTGAGGTGGCATAAATGGTTACTATCACAATGACAATCACCGCCGAGGATTTTGACCGCATTGCCGATACCGCGATGCGTTGGGGCAAAGACTGGCTTATCAAACAACACCGCTTTGAGCCAGTAACAACCAACTTCTCCTACAAGATGGCGTACTGGGTAGATCGCTACCTTGAAACTCTTGTCTGCCAGCAATACTTGGCATCACTAGGTTTTCAGTCTGAAACACACTTTGACACCGCAACAGGTTCTTACCTAATGCTGACCGATTACATCTCGCCGGATGGAGCAACGATATGATTTGCGAGAAACACGACTTTGAAGAGGTCAAATGTCACCTCTGCGATTACCACCAAACTTGCCTTGAGTGTGAGTTCAGCAAGTGTGGCGAACCTTGGGGGCCGTTTGACCCATATTCAGTCTTTGGCATCTCTGAGGGATTTGAGGATATCCGATGAGTGACATGGAGAAAGACAAGCCTTGCGAGGATTGCGAGGAAGGCATTTGCCAGCTCATCGCCCACATGGGATTTGCTGACCCAGAGGATTTAGGTTGGGAGCGATAATGTTTATTATTTATTTTGGAATACCGTTAGTCATGTTAATCGCGTTTGCGCTCATTTATTTTGAGGATGGAGATTTATCGTGAAGGTTATGTGCAAAGACCAGCATTGGTCAGTCAAGGATAATCAGTTGGTGCTTGATACCCCAGAGGGTCAAGAGATTCTCAAGCAGGTTATCAATGTTATCCGCGCTCAAACTCGACTAGAAATCTATGAGCAGATTTGCGCGCTACCCGTAACTCAAGACCGCAAGAAGTTGGTCAAGTTGGGCATTGAGAATGTTGCGCTACAAGTTCAAGACCTCTGCGCTCAGATTGCGTTGGGTGAGAAGTGAGAGCCACATCGGCAGCAGCTTATGAGAAGGCTAGACCTAAATTTGGCTCTAACCGCGCTAAGGTTTATCAGTTTATTCTTGACCAGCAAGAACACGGCGCAACCGATCAAGAGCTGCAACAGGCTCTCAAGATATCTGGCGACACCCTTCGCCCAACTCGCCTATCTTTACTCAAGGATGGCTTGATCTACGACTCAGGCAAGACACGCCTGAACGCCAACAACAACGAGTGCATCGTTTGGCTATCAACTGAAATCACACAGACAGGATTGTTCTAATGCCTACATACGAATACAAGTGCTATGACGATAGTTCCTCAATCGAGATGTATCAGACCTTTGAGGATAATTCAGTACCAGATTGCCCACTCTGCCAGAAGCAGATGCAGAAGGTCATTCGCCCAACACCAGCACACTTTCGCGGAAATGGTTGGGGGGCAAAGCCATGAGTTTTCACACAGGTTGGTTTAAGCGCTCTACTGCTTTCGGCATAAGAATTGACCGATGGGGAATTGGCATTGATTTAATTTTATTTTGGGTAGGAATTGAATGGGGTAAAGAATGATTATTGGATTGAGTGGTCGCGCCGGGTCTGGCAAGGATGAAGTCGCCAAGGTTCTCGTTGATCTTTATGGCTACAAGCGTATAGCCTTTGCCGATGCTATTCGTGATGCTCTCTACGAGCTAAACCCTTTGGTGTCAGATCGCATCCGCGTTGCTGATCTTGTAGATGAGTACGGGTGGGATTTTGCTAAAAAGAACTTTGAAGTCCGGCGCTTGCTGCAAGTCTTTGGCACAGAGGTAGGTCGCAAGCAGTTTGGCGAGGATGTTTGGGCCATGAAGGTGCTTGATAGTTTGGATTTCCACGACAAGGTGGTCGTGACAGATGTTCGATTTGGCAACGAGTATTACGGCATCAAGTGGAATCATGGCGAGATTTGGCGTGTTGAGCGCCCTGACATTGACCCAGTAAATGACCACATCTCAGAACACGCGCTAGACAACTGGGAGTTTGATCGTGTTATCAAGAACGCTGGAAGCCTTGACAATCTTGCCGAATTAGTAGCTGAGGCGATGAAATGACACACGATGAATTGCTGGCAAAAATAAACTTGCACAAGCCAAATTACGGGCTATGCAAAGCCTGTACGACTTCAGTAGTTCATGTTGCTTATCCCTGCGCCACTATTCAAGCGATTGAGCGTGAACTAAATGAATGAGCGCAAGATTGCCCGTTGTAAGGGTTGCGGGATGTGGGTGTTTGACACCCTATGCTCAACCTGCCGTACACTAGCAAGTAACCAAAAGAGAAAGGAGCCGAAAATGGCTACCTCAACTAAAGGTAAGGCAACCGCCATCGAAGTATCAAGAGGGGGAGAGATTGGCGCATAATAAAGCTCTCAAAGCGCTCCCTTCTAGTAGCGGCTCTAGCCGTAGGGATTGCGTTCGCAACACCAGCCATAGCCTTTGAGCCTAAACTCTCGCCTATGCAGGAATTTGTGCATCAGCCTCGCGCTTACGCCCAAACCCTGCTAACGCCCAAAGAGTTCAGTTGCTTAGATCGCTTGGTGAAGCTAGAAAGCCATTGGAACGCTAAGGCTAAAAACCCGCACTCCTCGGCTTACGGCATATTCCAATTCCTTAATCAGACTTGGAAAACCTACAACTTCATAAAGACTTCAAACCCAGTAGTTCAGGTGCAGTACGGATTGCGCTACATAAATTCCCGTTATGGGAATAGCTGCAACGCACTCAAGTTTCACTTGAAGCACGGCTATTATTAGCCTATGGGTACAGAGATCATCACCGACTACGAGTCGAGCATGATTCCTGAGATTGCCGAGGCCGTTCACTCGGCGATGGAGAAGGTTGAGCGCTCTGAGGGGAGCGCTCCCTTCTGTTAAGATTTGCAAGTGACCACGATAGTAGGCAAAGAATTTCCGACCAAAGCCGTTATCGGCGCGGATTCGTTAGTCACATCTAACCGCAAGTATGTTCACCCGCAGATGGTGAAAGTCGTAGAGCGCGGTCAATACATAATCGCCGGGGCTGGCTTGAGTTCAGCTTGCGACATCATTCAACATTTATGGTCGCCACCTAACCCGACAGATAAAGATAAAAAAGACTTGTACCACTTCTTTGCTAGTAAAGTTGTGCCGTCAATGAAGCGCGCTTTCAAAGACAATGACTACAAGTGGGATGAGGATAAAGATGATGAAGGCAGTTTTGCATTTCTCATTGCGCTTGGTGGTCAGATATTTGACATTAGCGATGACTTTGCCATTTGCCTTGATATTGATGGTATATATGGTATCGGCTCAGGAAGTTCGCTGGCTATCGGAGCGCTTAAAGCAGGAGCGAGCATGAAGAAGGCATTGGAGATCGCAGCCAATAAAGACCCATACACCGCACCACCCTTTATGTATTACGAACAGGAGAAATGGAAATGATTAAACCTTTAGAAGATAGAGTTGTTGTTGAGCTTGACCCAATCGAGGAAAAGACAACATCAGGAATTATCCTTGTTGATTCAGCCAAAGAACTACCACAAGAGGGAACTGTTGTTGCAGTTGGCCCCGGCAGATACGAAAACGGCGTTCGCATTGCGCTAGATATCGCAGTTGGCGATCGCGTGACATTCCACCAGCACTCAGGCGTACCTATTAAGGTAGATGGTCAGGATTACAAAATCTTTAGTTCAAGAGAAATCTACGGCATTATTGGATAAACAAATCGCCGAAACAGTATTGGCGAGAGCGCGTGGGTTTTGTGAGCGTTGCGGTGTTCCATCGCACGACTTGGCGCTACATCACCGGAAGTTAAAAAGCCGAGGCGGTAAAGATGAGGTTGCTAATCTCGTAGCAGTCTGCCATAAATGCCATAACCTCGGTACACACTCAATTCACTTGCGCCCTAAAGAAGCTACTGAAAAAGGCTGGATGGTTTCGGCATACCAAAACCCAGAGGATGTGCCTGTAAGCATCTTTGGTAAAAATCCTGTAAGGTTGGCGCAAGACGGAACATACATAGAGGGAGAGCAGGATGGCAACAATCACAGTAACGGGCGCAGTTGGTAAAGACCCAGAACTAAAGTTTATTAAAGGCAAGAACGGCGATTTCGCAGTAGCAAACTTTTCACTTGCAGATTCTCAACGCTTTAACAAAGGCGGCGAATGGCAAGACGGTCTAACTATTTGGTACAGCGTATCAGTAACAGGTCGTCAAGCAGAAGTTGTTGCTGATGCAGTTACTAAGGGTCAGAAGTTAGAAGTAACTGGCGATCTAGTAATCACCGAATACGATGCTAAAGATGGCACACGCAAGATTGCTTATGAGATCAAGGCAACAAAGATCACCGAGCCACTTAAAGCGCAACAACGCCAAAAGGCAGCAATTCAAGATGAGCCTTCATGGGGTAGTTCATGGAACTCATGACCTCTAAAGAAGTTCAAGAACACCTTGGCATCAAAGCCAATCACCTCTACCAGTTGCAGTATCGCAAGATTCTTGTATGGGTAAAGCGTGAAGGTAAGAAGGTTTTTTACAACCGCGAGGATGTTGAGGCGGTAAAGGCAGCTCGTCAAAAGTGAAGTGTGTAAATTGTCGGCGATCATCTCAGTATTCTGTTTGTGATAGTTGCTGGCAATTTGCCATGTCTGAAGTTGTTAAGTTTCCAACACGATACAAAGAACTTGAGTCAGAGTTGCTACCAAGCAAAGGCACTCAAGGCGAGCGCGTATCAGGTAGCGGGGAATCCTCGCCAATACCAGTACGCCTAGAAACGCTACACCTACGATCTGGGGGGATTTCCGTGCCACTTATGGAGCATGAACAAAAGATGCGCGAGATTCGCCACGAAATGAAAATCACTTGGCATGGCGAGCGCCGGATGGATGAACTTGCCCGAATCATCTTGACCACGCAATACATCTCTAAGCGCTCTGAGTGGATTCGATCAGAGTACCCAGAAGCAGATAAGCTTGTTGTCACAATCATTACCACGACCAACAAGATCAAAATGGTCTTAGGTCATAAGTCAGAGGATATAGTCTTGGGTAAGTGTCCTTCGGTAAACGAAGAAGGCAAACCTTGCGGGGCATCTCTTCGCGTTAATCCCAATCAACTTGAACGCTTGCTAGAAGTCAAATGTCGTGCTTGCGATACAATTTGGTCAAGCGATAAATGGCGTTTGTTGGGAAAGGTTCTTCAAGGATGACTGATGTACTTGATCGGTTTTTTAACAAAGTTCAAAAAACAAATTCTTGTTGGTTGTGGACAGGTTCTATTGAGGCAAATGGATATGGTCGTTTTAGAGCGCCAAATAAGGTAAGCGCTCATAGATTTTCTTATGAAACATTTGTTGGTCATATTTCATCGGGTTTGGTTATAGATCATTTATGCCGTGTTAGAAACTGCGTAAACCCCGAACACCTTGAAGCGGTCACGCATCTTGAAAATGTAAGACGAGGCAATTCAGGGTTAAATCAAAAGCTAAAAACACATTGCCCGCAAAACCACGAATACAACGAAGCCAATACTTACTTTGCAGTAAGAAGTAACGGCAACAAAAGCAGACATTGCCGAGTTTGTAATAGAAATCGCGCTAAAATTGCCTAAGATTTCAATAGTCCAAGCCTCAATGCTTTACTCGGTCACCAACCGAACTGTCATGCGCTGGATTAAGGAAGATCGCATTGAAGCTGACAACGACCTTTACGATCTTGATACCTTACAGAAGGCTTACGACAAGCGCAGAGCGCTCAAGCACATGAAGCGATTTGTTTGATTTGCAATGATGTGCTATTATGTATTTAGAGTGGAATTCTCTACACCCGTGAAGGCTCAACGAAAGCGAGCCTACTTGTGGTCATAGTGTCTGGCAAAGTCACAATCGCCGAGCTTGATGAAGCTATCGGTTACCTTAACGATCGCCTCAAAATTGACCAGTACGGAAACCGCATGGATTGGCGCAAACGCCAAACGATTCAAGAGGCAATAGATGACCTCTTAGACGAACGCTTAAATCTTTCATCGGGGGGCAACCGTGAAAATACAGATCACAGAACTAACTCTTGACCCCAAGAACGCTCGCAAACACTCGCAGCGTAACCTTGATGCAATTGCTGCATCTCTGCTAAAGTTCGGACAACGCAAGCCTCTAGTGGTTCACCGTGGCGTTGTCTTAGCGGGCAACGGAACCTTAGAGGCTGCGCGCTCTTTAGGCTGGACAGAGATTGAAGTGTCAGAGGTTCCTGAGGATTGGGACAACGACACCGCTAAAGCCTATGCGCTCGCCGATAACAGAACGGCTGAACTGGCTGAGTGGGATGAATCAGAACTTGCCAAGCAGCTTTTAGAATTACAGGATGCTGACTGGGATATAACCGAATTAGGTTTTGAGATACCAGCATTAGCAGATGTTGAGCCTGTGGATGAGGATGAGATTCCAGAAGTTCAAGCCGAAGCAATTTCTAAAATCGGCGATATTTGGCAACTTGGCAAACATCGCGTTATGTGTGGCGATTCAACTAATAAAGACCATGTAGCCGCGCTAATGAATGGACAAATTGCCAACCTTATTCACGCCGATCCTCCCTATGGAATGGGTAAAGAAAAAGACGGCGTTGAAAATGACAATCTTTACGCTGATAAACTTGATTCGTTTCAAATTCTTTGGTTTAAAACTTGGCGTAAATATGTAGTCGATAACGCCGGAGTTTATATTTGGGGCAATCCCGAAGATTTATGGCGGCTTTGGTTTAATGGATTAAAACAAATTGAGCGTATGACTTTTCGAAATGAGATAGTTTGGTCTAAACCTTCGGGAATGGGTCAAAATTCAGAACTTACTCGATCTTACGCGGTAAATACCGAACGCTGTTTGTTTATTATGTTAGGCGAACAAGGTTTTAATAACAATTCAGACAATTACTGGGATGGGTGGGAGCCAATTCGTTCCTATTTAGAATCTGAAATTGCTAAATGTGGGTGGTCATCAAAAGAAGTTAATGCAATATGTGGCGTAAGCAGTATGGCTCAACATTGGCTTTCAAAGTCACAATGGACTTTTATTATTGAAAAGTATTATTTAATTTTGCAAGAAGCGGCAAAACCATACGATGCGCTCAAAAAGGATTACGATGCGCTCAAAAAGGATTACGATGCGCTCAAAAAGGATTTTTATTCGACTCGTGCTTATTTTAACAATACTCACGACAATATGAATGAAGTTTGGAGTTTTGATAAAGTTCATGGAGAAGAAAGACAAGGACACGCAACCCCTAAGCCAGTCGAAATGATGGCTCGTGTTATGAAATCAAGCCTTCCCAAAGGCGGTTTATGTGTTGAACCTTTTGGCGGTTCAGGCTCAACCCTTATTGGAGCAGAACAAACAGGAAGAATCTGTTACACAATGGAACTCACCCCTGTTTATGTTGATGTAATCGTAAAGCGTTGGGAAAACCTGACTGGGCAAAAAGCCGAGCTTGTGACAAGTAAGTAATCTATCTATGCCAAATCACAACGCCGCAGTACCTAGCCCAGAACTCTTTGATAAAGAGAACAAGGTGCTGGAGTTACGCCGAGCAGGATTGACTTGGCAGAGAATCGCCGAGGAAGTCGGTTACGCCGATCACACAGGCGCGTATGCAGCCTACAAGCGAGCGCTCAAGCGCACTCAGCAGCAGCCAGCAGACGAACTAAGATTTGCAGAGCTTGACCGCATAGACAGACTACAACTAGCACTTTGGCCTAAAGCCATGAAAGGCGATAACGCTTCAGTTAATACCATCGTACGCCTCATGGAAAGGCGCGCTAGACTACTCGGTCTAGATACACCAATCAAGGTGCAGAACGAGGTCACGGTATTAGATGGGGGCGAATTAGATGAACGCGTTAGACAGTTCGCCTATCTCATCGCAGAAGCTCGAATTGCTGCCCTTGGACATTCAGACGGCGAGCAGACTGTATTGGAAATCAGTAGCGAGATCGAACCAATTACCGCCGGAGAACAACTGGCAGACTTGGATGATTCTATCGGGTCGCGGATGGGGCAAGACGAGAACGGGCGCGGAGTGGATAGTTTGGCAAGCCCTGAGTCAGAAGAAGACCCGTTGGGCGGTAGTGGCCAGAACCTCGGCTGATATACGAGATACCTGCTTTGAGGGTGAGTCTGGACTGATAAGCGTTATTAAACGCTACGGCATTTATGACGACAAGGCTTACAACAGATCAAACTTTGCTTACACATTTCCTAACGGCTCACGCATTAAAGGCTTCTCGGCTGAGGAACCTGACAGACTTCGTGGCCCACAACATCACGGCGCTTGGTGTGATGAGTTAGCTGCTTGGGAGAAACCCGATACTTGGGATCAGTTGCAGTTCGGTATGCGTTTGGGCGATCATCCTCAAATTGTTATTACGACAACGCCTCGCCCAACTAAACTGATTAAAGAATTACTTAATAAAAAATCTACTTTTGTCACGCGTGGCTCAACATTTGATAACGCTGACAACCTCTCTGAATCTGCTTTGCTTGAGATGCAGAACCGCTACGCTAATACGCGGTTGGGAAGGCAAGAATTATTCGGTGAAGTCCTAGATGACAACCCCGGCGCTCTTTGGAATAGAAACCAAATTGAAGCATCTCGTATTAAACCCGATCAAGTACCTGCGCTCATTCGCGTAGTCGTAGGTGTTGATCCTGCCGTTACTAGCGGTGAAGATTCAGACCTTACAGGTATCGTGACTGCTGGCTATGCAGCTGACGGACATTATTACATTCTTGACGATTCATCTATGAAGGCCAGCCCCGATACATGGGCGCGTAAGATCACATCTAACTTTGAACTATACAAAGCAGACCGCATCATCGCAGAAACGAACAACGGCGGCGATTTGGTAGTTCATCTATTGCAGCAAGTAAACCCCAACCTTCCCGTTAAGAAAGTGACGGCAACACGCGGTAAGGCAGTACGCGCCGAACCTATCGCCTCACTCTACGAGCAAGGTCGCGTTCACCATGTCGGTATGTTCCCTGAACTTGAGGAACAGATGTGCGAGTGGGAGCCGGGTGTAAGTAAAGATTCGCCAGACCGTATGGATGCGTTGGTCTGGGCGCTAACTGAATTGAGTGAAGGCTCAGCATCACTAACAAGTTTGTCAGCTCTCGGCAAACTTTGTCCTGCTTGTTCCTTCCCCAATATCAAATCTGCTTTCGTATGTATGAAATGCGGTTCAACACTTTAGGAGAAATCAATGACGGCTCAATCACTTAGCCAAACTCCTGACCCACTCAACCTCGTACTTACGCAAAATCAACTTTGGGCAATTGGATTTAATTACACAAACCCAGATGGAACAACCATCAATGTCACGGGCTATACACCTTTGTTACAGTTCCGTACATCTGCGCTTGCCAAGACAACTGTTCTTGCTTTAAGCGCAGGAAACGGCATCACCTTTAACCCAACAGGTAGCCCACAGGTTCAAGTAAGCACTATTGTCAATGTTGCACCCGGCAAGTATCAATGGGATTGCGTATTGACTAATTCAACAGGCAACATCGTTCTTGGAGCTGGCGTAGTTGAGGTAGAGGCGGTGGTTTCTCGATGAGCGACATCATTAATGTTCAAGCCATAACCCCAATCATCACCGTAGCTGCTGCTGGTATCAACGGAATCCAAGGGCCACAAGGCATCCAAGGAATCCAAGGTATTCAGGGCGTACAGGGAACACAAGGCATCCAAGGCATCCAAGGAACGATTGGCGCTCAGGGCGTTCAGGGCATAACTGGAGCGCAAGGCTCTACAGGCGCGCAGGGCATCCAAGGCATTACTGGCTCACAAGGCGTTCAAGGTATTACTGGCAGCCAAGGCGTTCAGGGTATTCAAGGTCGCCAAGGCACAACGGGTAACACGGGCTCGCAGGGTGCAACTGGCACTCAGGGTGTTCAAGGTATTCAAGGGCTTCAAGGTTTACAAGGGGCAATTGGCAACACAGGTTCTCAAGGTACGCAAGGCACAACTGGCTCTCAAGGTGCAACAGGTACTCAAGGCATCACGGGTAACACGGGTTCTCAGGGAACTCAAGGCACAACAGGTGCGCAAGGTGTTACAGGTTCTCAGGGTACGACTGGAACGCAAGGTGCTACTGGCACACAGGGTTCAACTGGCGCTCAGGGTATTCAAGGATTGCAAGGCACGACAGGTAGTCAAGGCGCAACAGGAACACAGGGCGCACTCGGCACACAAGGCGCGCAAGGCACACAGGGTATTCAGGGCGGTATTAGCTCTGCTAACGCTCACGCTTCTGCCCGCGTTGCGACAACGGCTAACCTCGCTGCTACTTACACCGCAGGAACTACCGATGCCGAAGGCGGCACAGGTATTGGTGCAAAGATCACCGCTTCGGCTAACGGCATTATCACTATTGATGTCGTAAACCTTGCTCTCAATGATCGCGTACTTGTTAAGAACCAAACCACTCAAACTCAAAACGGTATTTACACCGTCACCGATGCAGGTAAGAACAACCCTGCTGGCAGACCATGGGTATTGACTCGCGCTACTGACTACAACAACTCAGTTTTGGCTCAGGTTGAACCCGGCGATTATCTTTATGTAACATCAGGAAACGCTAACGCAGCTACTTCGTGGATTCAGTACGGCATGGGTTCTAACGCTGACGGCTCTCTACAAATCGGCACAGACTCAATCCTTTTCACCGCAACATCTGGCGTAGGCTCTCAAGGTACTCAGGGCTTGCAGGGCGCAACTGGCGCTCAAGGTACACAGGGACTTCAAGGAGCTACTGGCTCTCAAGGAACTACTGGAACACAGGGAACTGCGGGAGCGCAAGGAGCAACAGGCGCTCAGGGAACTACTGGCTCGCAAGGTACGACTGGCGCAACGGGTACTCAGGGTGCTACTGGCGCGCAAGGCTCTACTGGTTCAACAGGAGCGCAGGGAACAACTGGCGCACAAGGCGCTCAAGGCATTACTGGTTCTCAAGGCGCAACAGGCTCTACGGGTTCACAAGGAACTACTGGCGCAACAGGTTCAACTGGCTCGCAGGGAACTCAAGGTATTCAAGGAATAACTGGTTCGCAAGGAACTACAGGTTCTCAGGGTGCTAACGGTACTCAGGGCACACAAGGCGCTAACGGGTCTAACGGCGCACAAGGCACACAAGGTTTACAAGGCACTCAAGGACTTCAAGGCTCGACAGGTACACAGGGAACTCAAGGCGTTCAGGGCTTGCAGGGAACTCAGCCAACAGTTGCTATCTCTGCTTGGCGCTACACCGCAACAGGTGGCGAAACAACCCTAAGCGGCACAGACGGCTTCTCTACGACTCTTGCCTACACAGTCGGCGCAGAGCAGGTATTCATCAACGGCGTTCTTCTCGTTCGCGGAACTGACTACACCGCTTCAACAGGTACTTCGATCACCGGACTTACTGCTCTTGTTGCAGGAGATTCTGCCGTTGTAGCTTCACCTAGCAGCTTCACAGTTGCCAACGCTATTCCGCTTTCAACAATCGCAGCCAAGGGCGACCTTGTTGTCGGCACAGGAGCTTCAACAGTCACTAACCTCGGCGTAGGCGCTGACGGCTCAACACTCGTGGCAAACTCTTCTGCTGGTGGTGGGGTAAGTTGGGCAGGGCAAGTAATGGCTGGCAAAAATGCAGTCATCAACGGCGGCTTTGACATCTGGCAACGCGGAACATCATTTACTGGCGCACAGGGCAGTTATACGGCAGACCGTTGGACAAGTTCGTGCAATGCAACTGGAACAAGTCTTACGGTTACGCAAAGCACATCTGTACCAAATGGCGGCATTTATTATTCTGCGAAGTATTTACAAGCAACATCCTCGGCAACTTCAGTCGTGGAATATGTAGCCCGACAGTTTATTGAAACTAGCAACATTTATTCTTTGATGGGCAAGACAGTCACCTTGTCGTTTTGGTATATGTCCAACAAGACTGGCACTCACGCTGCTCGCATAGGTGGTTCTAGTCAAACTGGTGGCGGAGATTATGTAGCAGGATTTACAGTCAATGCCGCAAATACTTGGCAATTTATTACCATCTCATCAGCCGTTCCTTTTGGCTCTGCAACTGCTATCGCAACTGCTCCTACTGCTTGGGGTGCTTTTGTAGATATTGGATTTAGAAGTAATGGCACAACAGGCTTCACTTCTTTGTCTGCCAATGATTATTTTCAAATTGCAAATGTTCAACTAGAAGCAAGTCCAGTCGCAACACCATTCTCCCGAGCTGGTGGCACACTTCAGGGGGAGTTAGCCGCTTGCCAGAGGTACTACTACCGAATGACAACTGATTCATCTCAGTATTTAACCTTTGGTCAAGGCGCAGCGCAAAACTCAACCCTTGTCGAGATTCAAACCTTCTTCCCAGTAACGATGCGCGCACAACCAAACACCTTGGATTACGCAAACCTACAACTTCAGCAATATCCTGCTGGCTCTGTATATTCCGCAACATCGGCAACGGTTGGCGTGG